CTTCACCACCAAAAATAATCACATCACTTGTAGCTGGATAAATGTTACGAATAAGAGCAGAGTAATCTTGGGAGGTTACAGCACGATCTTGTGTCCCATAAGTTTTTGGAGCATTAAATTTAATCCTCTTGAGCGATTCAATTTCTTCTCCACCAGAAGATGGTATTGTAGAATTAACAGTGATTGTATTTTGACCAAGTGATGCACCATCTTGATTTTCTATTACGCCCGAGAAGACAAATGTTTTAACTCCATTTGAAGCAGGTCCAGAAGTTACAACATAAGATACTTCTACTACAGCACCGTTTGGTAATTTTTTTCCTAATACACCATCGCCAAAAATTAATTCATATCTCTGATCTTCAATTTCATTAAGGAAGAATATTTTAGATGATCCATCTACTCCAAGAATATTATCAGAAATAAGATATGGTTCTGAAAATCCACTTCCTGTTGGGAAAACCCTAACATTGATTGTATTAGTATCAATGCTTGCATTATCTAAAACAAATCTCTGTGACTTGATTGCGGTATTGACAGTGAATGTTGCTGTGAGTTCAGTTCCTTCTCTAATAGGAATATTTGTGAATACTGCAGTGCCATTGGAAACTTGTGCCTTTACATTGTCAAGTACAACATATTGATACAGTGTGTTGTCATAAGAAGTAACAAATCCAGTTCCCTTCTTCAGAATTAACTGCGTATCCGTTGTTGGGTTTGCATATGTTACTGTAAATGAAATGTAAGCAACAGGAGAAGTAACACTCTTTGGTCTGTATCCTAATTGCTTTGCAATTGCTACTACGTTGTCTCTCAAGGTGGCAGAATCAATGAATAGTTCATTGACTACCATATTAGTATTGAACGCCGTATAATAGGTATTATAGGCAAGCACATCAAGAAGATTCGATAATGCCGAACCCTCAAAATCATAATCAGAAAAATCTGACTGGGATCTGAGATATTCTTTCAGAGCAGTCTTGATGTCAGTAAAATCTAGATTAGCAAGTTGAGTGTAAGGCATTATCGAGTACGCTCTAAGAAGAATTCGACTGCCACTGGTGTGTCTTCTCTACCACGAATTGAATATGTCACCTCAACAGAGTAACCATTATTATCAAAATCTGGTAATGCAATCACGTTATTGACAAGTATTCTTGGTTCATAACGTTCCAGAACATCAACAACTGCAGATCTGATGATACCAGCAGTACCATAATCTAGAGGTTCAAATAATGTTGCATAAATTCCAGATCCTATCTCAGGTTGAAATAATCTTTCTCCCTTGTTAGTAAGAAGCAGATTGACTATAGACTGCGTTATGGCAGCTTTATCCTTTACCGTGACAAGATCATCGGTAACTGGGTGCTTCTTAAAAGTAACGCTCAAATCTTTGAACGTCTGAAACTCAGGCATTTAGACACAGCAAGGCTGCTATTATTTATTCACTCGTGCCAACGTTCTACAAAATCATCAAATCCACCAGCACCGCCACATGCTTTACTATAGCGATCTTCTGGAATAGGATAAAGTTCTTCCTTCCTTTTCATTTTTTTATGCTGCTTCAAATACTTTTCACTATCAGTCTCAGTAATCAAAGTCATGCCTTCTTCAATAAAATCATTACTTTTATCTACTGGAAATAATCCCATGTAAAAAAACCTCTCTAAAATCTGTTTCCAGAACTTTTAGAGAGGTTACTATCTCTCAAATATTTATTTAACCTTTACCTTGACCACGATATTTCTTCCTACGACCATTACGTGAACTTGCCCCTAGGTGTGTACGTGCAGAACGTCCCTGTCGTGTTTTTTTCGGTGCTCCCTCGATGTAAGTTGGTTTTGTAAGACCGATTTTTGATTTTGCCATATTTCTCTCAATAGACTTTTATATTATAGCACATTATTAATATTATCCCAATCCGCTGGAATACCATTCCATTGCATTAGCCCAATCTGTAAGTGGGAAAGGTTCTTTTGTTGAAGCTACACCTGGATTGCCATCTTCCACTATTGCTTCAGGCGAAGGTATACCTCCACCCATGAATACAGTAACACTCGATAACACCACTGGACACCCCGTAGTACACGTTGCACCTAATTGTGCTACTGGTCTACCATTTACTAGTATATCGGGTCTTATGCCGCTTATAATGAACTCTGGGTGCTTTGTCGGTGGTAGTGGTGGGGGAATAGTGTGTAACTCTGATCGATCCAAATATCGATGAACAAATCTTCCATTCACTTTAACATCTGCAGAAAATGCAATTCCTGGTGTATTGAAAGTTGGTGGAATATGAATATCATGAGTTCCATAAAAACCTTGACCATGTAAAGCTATTGGTGTAAATGCCATTAGATTTGACCCTCTTGATAGTCTTCTTGCTTACACAAAAGATTTTCATTAATATTTATTGCTGCCCTTTGGAACAGGTAATTAACTCTTTCTGCCTGTAGATCGCCATTATAACGTACTGGTAAGTAGAAGTACCAGATATTGTTATTAACGTTAGCACCAAAGGTTTGTATTGCTTCGTCTTGTAAAGATACGAGTGCATCCGATACATTATTTGGAAGAGGTTCATTTGGAAGGATTACACTCACGCAGGATACCTTTATTGTGTAAACTAATGTGTCAAGTTGCGTCGGTTTGTAACCAGCAATTACACCAACTTGAGGTAATTGACATAATCCACCTGGACCATCATTTACCTGACTATAATAATCCCACTTATCATTCCCATATCTTTTCCCTTGCGTTTTATCACTAACTGCCCAGTTCTTATATTGATCTGCACTTACTAGCACTTCCTTATAATAACCACCACTTGGATAACCATTTGTACCATTTGGAAATTCTAGTGCAACTCCAGGAGTTATTGTGGCGTCCTTCTTGATCCATAGACCATCAGTTCTGTATCTCCAAATTTCTTGATACTCTTCTTCTTTACCTAGAAACTTATTTTCATCATATGCTCTAGCTCTACCTTGATATTGGAATTGACCATACTTCATGCTATTCACAGTCATGAACTCTTGATCATAAAAACCATACTCGGAGACATACCCAGAGATCTGTGAAATAGCAATATAACCAGCAAAGAGTAAAGGAGGTAATACGTTTTGCGTTACAATAATACCAGGATCAATTGTATCGTTGCTCGGAGTTGTCGCTCCCCCAAAAGATCCCCACAATCCGTTTTGCATCTGAGTGTCCCAAGATGTAAATGTGATTGGTGGAGGAGTGTCCTCATCATCATCATCATCTCTTGGCCATAGATCAATTCGAGTGACCTTGGTGGTTGTTGATAATACTCTTTCGTTTGGTAGATTTGGCACCATCCAAATCTGAGTGTTCTTAATAGTTTCCCACGTAAGCCAGGGAGGGGTCTCGGAAAAAAAACCTAATGCAAATTTACTGATGATCGCATCTGAATCTTTCGGATAAAATCTTCCAGCATAAAATGGTACGCCGTTCAAAGCCTCCAGTTTCTGTAATTTTGAAAAATCTTCCAATTCGATTGGACCAATTCCGCCCATCGATGGTGCTAAGAGATTAATCCAGGGTACTGCCATCAGACTGCTCTTGATAAACGCACTAAATCTTTTTTAATGCCTTCGATATTATTATGTAGATAATCCAGAGTGTTTGACAATGTTTCGTAATCATCCCCTGAGGGGCGCTTATACGCAATCGTCGGTCTCTCCATCTGTGTCACTCTCTGCTCCAAACTCTCCAATCTCTGTGACAGCACTAGGAGTTTCTCCTCCAAGTTTTTCTGTGGCTGTTCTGATGACGTTTCCATTATTATCTCCTCTCATAAATGTCTCAGCGGCGCGAGTTTCAAAGGCATCGCAGAATGCATCAAAATTGCTTAGTATACTTTCGTAATCTTTAAAGTCGGGTTTTTCCATGATTTTTTCTGGCGGAAATTTTTTTCTTACAGAGGTTTTCAAAAAACCATTTTCAATAGTATTTATCGGTCGTCTGGATACTTTTGTAGGTTAGGGGAGGTGCGATATGGGACCCGCTCGGCCCTTCGGGTATAACGAAGGGGGGGCAATTTAACTGCCCCCTGTGTATCAAACTGTGAGTTGCTTCGCTATCAATTTGCCGATGAAATCGTTCTTGACTTGATAGGGCACAGTGACCTGAAGATTCAGTTGTTCGTGCTTGTAAATGAAGTGCTTTCCTCCGTTGCGTGCTTTAGTCCAACCGTTGATCTTTGCGATCTTGTGCAGTTGCTTGGTGTTCATGGTGTAGGTATAGAGAATGGGGGGTGTGCTAGGATGGGGGGTCGTCCCACCATCCGTTGCG